TTCTTCTGCTACTACCGTAGGATCATTAAGAACATTCATGCTTGAGCTATTGGCGTACCAGATTTCACGGAATAGTTTATCTGGGTCAACATTGTCTAGTGATTGTAACATATTGGGATCAAGCTGTGCTAACTCACCAAACATACGAAGAGTAGTAACTGCCCCCATAGTCTCGAACGACTTCGTTGCCATTGAGAGTCGGCCTACATAATCGACCTCGTATTCCGGGCTATCAATAAGCTCCTGCGGAATTGGGGGCAAGAGTTTCTTCTTAGCAAGTATGTAGTACACGTGGTTCATAACAGGAGTAACGTGTTCTTCTACATAGCGAGCCACGAAAGGTGCAAGCTGCATTAAATCGGTTGTCATACGCTCCTGAACTTCAGTAGCCGTCATGTTGCGGTAAGCATCTAATGGACGGAACAACTGGTTGAAGAACATACGCTTGATAGAATCATCGTGTAGCTTATACATCTCCAACGCAATGCCTGGGTCACCGTTTGGTGCTAGACGTTCTGGCTTGCCATTAGGGTTAGTAGCCCGCCAACGAATGAAAGACCCTGCACGACTAGACATACCAGAAACGCTATCATCGTCAGGGATCAACCATTGAGGATTAGCGTGTTGTTCAGCCGATGCGACCATAGAGCGATAGATAACGTTGGTACGCCTAGCTGTGCCGAGAACCATACTCATGGGTGAACGACCATATATCTCTTCGTTGCCCACCATGAATCTAGAAACTTTGTATGGGTTGAAGTCGAATCCACTCTCTTTGACCATAGTGCCTGTATCACGGCATACGTGGTAAGATGCGAATGGCTTCTCAGTAGACTTCTTGCCTTTGGGGTTGTAGTCCATACGAGGTTGCACACATTGAATGAATGTGAACTTCTTGTCTGGATTGTTCTGCATTTGGTTTTCGATGTTTTGGAACTCAGCAGCTTGTAACGCTTCAATGCCAAACTTCTGTATGGCCTGGCGTAATGTCAGCTTGTATTCACGAGCTACAGTATCTACTTCACCTAAATGGTTCTCATCAATGCGGATGTTAGACACGATAACATTTTTAAATCGTATAACATTTCTGTCATCTTCTTCTAGTGATAGGCAGTTAGTGCCAAAGCAACCTAGAGACAACAACGCCTGGAACGCTTCTTGAGAAAAGTTAGAACCAATCAATACCTGATGGATGATACGGCTCACTTCTTCAAAGTAGTTAGCTACATTCTCATTAGCCATCATCATGGGAGATGGGTGACGATACTTAGCCCACACAGTATTCGGTGGAAACATATGAGAAAAGAAACCAGAGGCAAAGTTGTAGTTAGCCTCGATGCACGTATCAATCAGACGTTGTGGTGGTTTCTCTTGACCGCCAATACGAATGCGATTGATGTTGTCATTAGTCTGATAGCACCAGTCGGCACACTCCTGCCACAGGTTCATCCAATTCCCATGAACATGAGCGTTCATAGAATCGTATTTTTTAATAATTGATTTAGCGTCCATTAGCCTAAAGTATCTTTTCCTGTACCACCAAGTCGTGATGTAAGTATTGTGGATTGATAGCCCCTACGCTGTTTAGCCTGTGACTTAGCTAAATCTACTTGGCCAGAAACATCTTTACGCTGTACAGGTGGTGCAGGCGGTGGCGGCGGTGGTGGTGGCGGTGGTGGTTTTGGTGGTGATCCCATCTTATCTCCTATAACGTGTTCTTATCCTATCGAACTCTATTAACCTAAATTTCTTATCAAATCGTTCAAAACAAATAAATTCTAGCGGTTCAACCAGATCAAACGCTGATCTAGGATCACCTGCGAGCAAATATACGAACCATGTATTTGGTTTGTCAAGTTTATTGTAACACTTTTTAAGTATATAATCGGAATATGTTTTATAAGCACAGACAAACACGTCATGGTTGCTTATAATTACACCGTGCTTTCCGCAATACTCAAGAACCTCAAAGAAGTCGCTCTCGTATTTGTACAGGCTCTTAGCTGTTTCGTAGTGTGTCATGCTATGAAGTCAAGATCATCGTAGTAATCCCGTCTTACCTCCTTCTTCTTGTTTGTCATATAGTCTCTGACCATGCCGTGGTGCATAGCCATGAACATCATTCGGGCTGCGTCTGCTCCGTGGGAGTGTTCGTTGTGCAGGATTTTTCCAGTATTGGGGTTCCATTGGTAGTTCGTGAGGTGTTCAACCAATCCATTAGCTCGTTCATTGATTCGTATATCTGGTAGGTTACGTCTAACAATTTCAATGTCATCCCTAACTGAATTCGTTTTGGGAATCGGCCGTACCTCAAAGCCAAACTCAGTACGACAAAAATCAATAATGTTATGCCCGGTAGTGTTGTTTCTTTTCTTCGAGTCGTGGGGCATATAGTGTCCTGCATAGTTATATCCTTTCTCATTTATTACATCGATGTAATGTTTGATGTCGTGTCCTGTGTTCTCATAGTAGTCAACAATGGTGGCCTGGCCGTTCACCACTTTAGCGAACACAATAGCCGTAGGGTCATCCATACCCAAGTCCCAGAATGTGTACACAGGCTCGTTAGGTGGATCAAAGTCCCCTATGCTGCCCATGTTCTCTAGCTTGACCATCTCATAACCGAACACGGAGTTGGCAACGTCAGCCACGGCCTCGTTCAGATACTCCTGTCTTGCTAGTGAATAAGAGATCATCTTTGAGTCAACCCTGTCTTGCACGTTGAGATATGTCATCCCCGTTAGGGGATCGATTTTATCAATCAGTTCTGGATTGAGGTTCATATCCTCACCAACCCAACAATATCGTTTGGTTTGTTCTGGTGTGAGCCACTCACAGAACCAGTCGTTACTGGACTTATTGGCCTCATACATACGATACAGCTGATTATTCTTACCACGCATCGTGCCGTTCATAATAATCCACGAGTCACCTTCGTCTAAGATAGGAGCTAGGAAGCCAGTTACCTCTTCTTTGTGCAACGAGAACTCAGATAGAGCGTATCCGTAACCACCCTGCCCTACGAAGTCCAGGTTATCTGTACCGCTAAAATTGACCACAGAGCCATTGATTAGGCCGACCTTCATGTCGGTATTGTTTTTGTAAGAAACGATCTCTGGAGGGAAAATAAGGTCTAATAGATGCCCACTCCTGGCACCAATAGTGACTATGTTGTTCCAGATAGCACGCTCTGCCCACTTCCGTGTAGGAAACAGGTAATAGTACGAGCCAACACGCTGCATAGCCCGCTTAGAAAGTATACTAGCGGTGGTTACATCTTTACCGTGTCGTCGAGGCCAACTAATCAGTAGGTTCTTAGCCCCCTGGTCTAGGGCTTTCCAACAACTAGTCTGATAGTATCTAGGCTTCAGCTGTGGTAACAGTATCGTCTTCTGTGTATGCGTCTGCAAAATCTACAACCTGTATTATTATATCCTGTGCCTTCTGCTCTAATCCTAAATACTTGCCTAACTTGTCTGAGGCCTGGGCATTACCCCTGCCGCTCTCAGCTAGTAGGTGCTGAAATACAATCTGGCGCATACTGGCAGTATCCTCAAAGTCAACCTCACTCAAATCTAGAGCGTCCGCTTTCTTTTTCGCCTTCCTATCGAACTCGAATAACTGTTGGGCGTAAGCCCATAATTTTTTATTATCCGCACCCTTTAGGTCTTCAAATATCTCTTGTGCTGTCACTTCTTACCCTTGGCACTCCAGTCAATCTCATCGTAGTTGCTCTGGTAGGCCTCTTTGTCGTACTTAGCGAAGTTATAGTTCTGGCCATCTCTGGTCTTACTCTTACGCCAGTCACGCTCATCTTGGGCCTTCTGTGAATATCTATCTGGTAGGTTAGCCATCTTCTTCCTCCAAGCATTCTACGTAGCACATCATACAAATATATTCCTCTACGCAGTTATGCTCATCTATGATTTCTATGATTGGGTTCTCTTCTGAGTCAACGCAACAGCATCGCTCACAGGTCTTCTCGTTCATCAGTTATATCCATGGTTTCATTGAATTCTACGCCACAATAGGCACAATAGTTAGGGTCATTAATACCCCCAGGCATCTCGTATACGTAGAAGTAATTTTTACAGTTGTAACACTCTACATATGAAAGATCATTAATCTTAGGTAAATGCATAATTTCTTACATAAATGTTAATCTGATATATGTCAACCAAATTTTACAAATCTTTTGATGGGTCTAAAGCTAATTTTATTCGCAAAATCCAAAAGCCGATGGCACCCCCCTAAATACCCCCTGCCCTGTAAGTATTTTGACTGGCAATACCCTTATTGTGTGTACGCCTTGTGCAGCGGTGAAACTCCAGGATTCAGTAAGGGTTTGTGGACACTATTCCGAGCCTGGTTGCAAGCGAATTGTGCATAAATGTTTGTCAAAATTAGGGTTGCATTTTCTGAATGGCATGATCTCTGCTCGTGTGCGGGCGCATAGAGGTCGGCTCCGGGATTGGGTAGAAGTGTAAACTCTCTATTTGTTTTTGGTGTATTTGGTTCTTTGTATCTATCTATGTATCGTGGTATCTTATTAGAAGTTAAGTGGCAATGGTGTCACACAATAAACGGAGACAAACAAATGGTAATACATAAAGAAACTCACTACCACAATTGTGAGCTGGAAGACATCCAAGCAGCATTACGTTTAGGTGCTAAGCCATCGGTCGATAGCGAAGGGGATGCTCTGCCTTTCGTGCAGACTGAAGAAGAGACAGTTGATAACGTTCGCTTCAATTGTACTTGGTACTTCTCACGTGAGAATAGAGAAGAGATCATCTCATGGATCGAAAGACACGTGTTGGAGGATAAATATTATGGCTAGTGTAAATTGGCACGAAGGTCGCTGTGATTATTGCGATAGTCTATCTGAGTATCTCGTGTATTCAGATACGCTTGATATGATCTGTATTGAGTGTCTCATCGAGAGTGTGAATGAGCATATGTACGACGTGACGATGAGATTCAACCCGAAGACAGAGAAGATAGAATTAGTAGAGAAACCAGTAAAGGAGCAGATAGCAAATGTATATCGATAAAGAAAATTCAAGAGCGGTAGCAAATTATTGCAACGACAAATTCGCAGGATGGACGATAGGTTCATTTGGCGTTAATGAAGATGGCTATGTAGGATTCATTCTTCGCAAAGGTCTCGTTGAGAAGGTCGCATTCCTACTGAGTGATGCAGAAGGCAACGACGTAGGATTCATCGTAGAAGGAGACGAAGTATGAAGTACACAGAAGATCAGATAAAAGAAGCGTACGAAATTGTATATGGACACGATGAAGACGTTGAATATGAGTATAGTCAAAATGGTTGTGGTAAAGTATATATGCACAGCGTATGGGGATCAAATTATGTAGATATGTCGCACCACATAGACTATCTGATTCGTAAGGGAATAATGGAGATGACAAATCATGAGATGCGTTGATTGGGATAATATGACCAAAGAAGAACAACAAGAGTTGTTAGACATCAAATCGTCAGTAAACGACTACTACTACAGATTAAGAATCAAAATCGAAGAGGAGCAAAATAATGAGCGATAAGAAGTACTACAGAGTTGGACTAAGACAAACTGTCATATACTACTACGATGTGATCATCGAGGCGAATAGCCAAGACGAAGCAGAGCAGTCTATTGATTGGAATGGATGGGAAGATCATATGTATCGTGTCGGTAGCAGAGGCGATGCACCAGATACCATGTCAGTCGATTTGATATCTGCTGATCAGATCGAAGACCTCAAGCAAGCATATGGAGACTGGTGTAATGTGGTTGGTGAGTGATTGTTGTAATGCATCATATTTGGGATCGGAAGTTGATCCCATCTGTGGTGAGTGTAGAGAACATTGTGAATTAGTAAATATAGAGGAGATGGAAGATGCCTAATTGGGTTTATAATCATATAGAAGTTAATAACGAGAGAGCGATCGATTTCATGCGTAGTGATGAACGTGATTTCGATTTTGAGAAGATCATACCGATGCCTACTGAGGAGAAGGATAATTGGTACGACTGGAGAATCGAAAATTGGGATACCAAATGGAATGCAAACGAAGTTGAGGTCGATGGTACATCGGTCACATTTGAGACAGCTTGGTCTGCACCTAATAAGGTAACCGCAGCTCTAGCACATAAATTCCCACAGCAGTTGATTCGGCACATATGGTACGATGAAGACCTAGGCTCGAATTTTGGTGAGGAGATATACAACCAAGGTGTGCTACAGCATAGGAAATATGTCGGCTCTGTTTGGTCAGCTGTAGATCAATCTGAGGTCGATGCTTGTAAGAGAATCTGCGAGGATATATTCGGTAATTCATGGGTCGATCAATTCGGATACGATGTCGTATTCAATGATGAGACCGATGAGGTCGATTACATCGAATTGGATGATGGAGAGGAGCTACCACACAGATGAATTACGAGACCTACCAAATGAACCTAGAATCGCTCGGATTCGTCCGTAGCACCATCACGAAGGTCAGCATGGATGATTGGAAGATAGTCGAAGGATTGTCTTCTAGGTATCCTCTGCTCCATGCTCGCTATATGCGGACGCACTATCGTAGATGACCTAG